CTACCCCGCGAGGAACTCGGCCTTGGCCCACGCCTCGATAACCACGCGCTGCCAGCCGTCCTCTGGATCGCCGATTGCCGTGAGCTCGGTGCCGTCGGGCACCGCGATGAGAACCGCCCCGCCAGGCTCGCGGCGGATGTTGAGCGCTCCGGCGTCGGTGGCCACGGTGCGGGGCCGTGGCCCGATCTCCGGGCCGGGTTCCGCCGGATCCGGCTCCGGGTCGGATGCCGGTGTTTCGGGGGCCGTGGCGGCGTCCTCGGCCGCCTCTGCGAGCAGCTGCTCCAGCTCCGTCTTGCGGGCGTCGGGCAGGTACTCGACGCCCAGGGCGTCCAGCTTTCGCTTGATCTCGTCCACGGTCATAGTCTCTCCTTAGTGCCATCGATGGTAGTAGTTGTTACGCAGATCGTCCTTGCTCGGCGCGCGCACGAGCTGGTAGACCATGTCGGCCAGCGCGAGCAGGGACGCGACGATCAGCACGCCGCTCGCTATCAGGATGCCGGTCACGGCTGCACCTTGCCGATATAGGCCTCGACTCGCTGGATGGGCTCGCGGCCGTTGCCGGCGAAGTCGTCCCCGGAGCCGCCTGTGTCGTAGTCGTCCCGCATCCAGGGGAGCCATGTGCCGCCCACCATCACGCGGTAGTACACGGCATGGTCGGATTTTGGCGACCAGAGGTACATCCGCAGCTTGGTGATATGCGAGCCGTCGCCGACGGCGCCCGACAGCGTGTCGGAGATGTCGCGAGGGTTGCTAAGCTTCGGCAGGTCGTTGGCCTGCACGTCGAGCGTGCCTTTGTCCACCCATGCCGACAGGTAGAGGATGGGCGAGCCGTCGCCCGCGTTGTCGGCCCGGTCGGTGACCATCGGCAGGACGCCGCCGCGCTCGGACGCGGCCTGCAGGTGGATGTGGTAGCCGCCTTCGGGGGCGGCCGAGGAGGAACCGGGGCTGTCGATGACACGGCGCACCATCCACGTGATGCAGCCGTACGCCTCCATCCACGACTGCGCGTTCTTCTCCGTCGGCCCCCACCCGCTGGGGAAGCCGATCATGCGGCCGTCCCCGCAGTAGACCTCGATGTGGCAGAGGTACTGCGCGAAGTCCCACTGCTCCCAGTAAGTCGCCGTCATCAGGATGAGATCGCCAGGCTGCATCTTGTGCCAGGGAATCTCGCTCGGGTAGTGCCCGCGGGCGACCTCCCAGCCTGCCGCCGACTCGTCGCCCGTCCACATGCCGACGTCTATGCCGGCGGCCTCAAGGTACGCCCAGCGCACCGTGCCCGAGCAGTCGGTCTTGCCCGACGCGCGCGGGTCCATGCGCTCGCCGTGGTCGTTGCTGTAGTACCACTGGCCCGCAACCGAGCGGATGAGGTCGACGACATCCTGGCCGGTGGTCACTGCTGCTCCTTCGGCTGCTCGGTGGCCGCTGGCGCAAGCGCCGCCTGCACGGTCTCCTTGTCGGTAGAGGTTGCCGTAACCTGCTTGGTCGTGTACGTGACGCTGCTCGCGGCGCTTTTGCCGTCCACGTAGGCCTCGGCCGCCGCGTAGATCGCGGCCGAGAGCATGGTGCACACCAGCCCCGTGGTCACCAGCGCCGTGTTGTCGGTGGCGACGCCGGCGATGCTGCCGCCGATGGACGCCAGGGCGGCGGCGACGGCCACCCAGAACTTGCGGCTCTTCAACTTGTACATATCGTCACTCCTTACCTTCGTTTTCCTCCGACTCTAGGTCGGCTATGATCGAGTGCTTGCCCTTGATGCTTCCCGGCACTTTGCGCCCCTTGGCAACGCGATAGAGGGAGAACGTGACCACTTCCCCCGCGCACACCGCGGTGACGAACGTCCAGAAGCCTGCTGCGAACTGCTCGAAGCCGTGCACGATGAGCCAGACGTTGGCGCCGCACACCGCGACGATGAGAGAGAAGATGAAGAGCAATATGAGGTCGAACTTGCTCATTGCTCACCTCGTAATGACGGCGAAGAGGGCCGTGACGATGGCGCCGGCGCAGGCCGTGACAATGGCCCAATAGAGCTTCTGCAGCTGCGAGAGGATGGCATCCATCCGCGCCAGCAGCTGCGTTTTCTCAAAATCCCGCTGCTCCAGGTCGCCCACGCGCGCGTCCAAGCGCTCGAAATGCTGCTCGTGTGCCGTGTGATCCTCGCAGAAAACCATGGGTAGCCTCTCGCCTTGGTGTCTTGCCTCGCATGTTCGGGCAGGTGTCACAACGCCCGAGGTCGCGCAGAATCCCACGCTCGCTTACGCTTGGGACCGCGCAAATAAGCGTGGGATTCTGACGAGGAAAGAGGGCAAAAATGAAGCTGGGAACCTATCATGACGAGCACTACGTGCTGTGCTACAGCAGCAAAGACCTGTCGCCTACCACGGTGCAGGGCTACGAGAGCAGCTACTGGCTGCACGTGGAGCCCTACTGGGCCGGCTGGGAGATGCACGAGATCCGCGTGGTGCATATCAACACCTGGCTGGCGACGTCGTTTCCCGACAACCCCGGCGGCGCCGAGAAGGCGTACAAGGTGCTGCGCCAGATCCTCCGCTCGGCCATGGGCGACGAGTGCTACCCCGACGACGTGGTGGACCCCACCACGCGCGGGGTGCGCCTGCCCAGGAAGCCGTGGGACGGCGGTAGCCCGCGCCTCAAGCCGAAGGAGGTGAAAAGGCTCCTCGTCGGCGTCAAGGGCTGGGAGTACGAGCCCGTGGTGATCTGCGGGCTGTGGCTCGGGCTTCGCCGCAGCGAGTCGTGCGGGCTGCAATGGGGCGACATCGACATGCGTACCGGCCTGCTGCGCATCAAGAGGGGCGTCCACTACGTCAAGGGCGAGGTCGTGCAGACCAAGACCAAGACGCACCGCAGCATGAGGCTGCACATGCTGCCCAGGGTGGCCGTCGAGCGGATGCGCGAGATAAAGCGCGACCGCCGCGCCAAGCCGTCCGACTGGATCATGGGCGACGAGCTGGGCGTGGATGTCCATCCCGACCGCTACGCCCGCAGGTTGCGGGCCTTCTGCAAGAAAAACGGCCTCCCGCACGTAGCGCCGAAGTACTTCCGCCACACGTTCCGCGTCAACACGCGCAAGGCGGATATACCGGAGCAGGACATACAGAAGATGCTCGGGCACAAGGAGTTCGAGACGTCGTTTATCTACATGGAGCTGGACGAGGACGTGCTGCGCGAGGACCAGCGCGCCCACGAGCGGCTGATCCTGCGTGCGTAGCCTTCGGTAGCCCCCGTGCTCCTCGCTACGCTCCCGCCTGCTCGAGGAACTTATGCAGAGGCATCCGTGCCGGACATATCGCGCTACCAGTGGCTATACGTGCTGGGGCTTGGAGAGGAGCTGCCTACGCTGCTCGTCCCGGTGCCCGTATTCCGCGCGGCCCCGGGACGCAGGTTCCACTCGACCCTGCCGGCTGGCAACGCGACGGGGTACGAGGCCAACATAGAGTACGTGTCCGACACCAAAATCAAGTACCGGGTAGGCACGTACATCACCTCGATGGATATATACGGGATAGGCCGCGCGTAGCCTTCGGTAGCCCGTGCAAGCGGAGTGATCACCCCGGTGTTTAACCTCGAGACCAGCTGGCAACTCACGCGGCGTGCCGGATGGGCGTACCTAGACCTCCGCGCGTACACTCTGCAGTCGGCGTTTGAGACATGGAGCACGCCCATCGCCAGGCTGCCCGAGGGGTTTCGGCCTGCGAAAAACATACGCTCGATGTGCATGATCGAGGCCCAGTATTGGGAGCAGGTGGCACCGGGATATGTGACCATATTCCCCAATGGGGATGTGGAGCTAGATTACCGCGTCAACTTCGCGCCGTACACATGCGACGTCTCGGCGGTGTTTCCCCTCGCGTAGCATTCGGTAGCCCAGGCCGTCGTGAAGGCCGCGAAGGTCGTGCTTGACAACTTCCGCACGTCCTCGACGGTTGTTGTGACGGTGCCCGTCGCGTGGCCGGTCGACGTCTCGCGCGTGGTCGCCGTCGTACCGTCGTATGTGTGCCAAGAGTACTCGGACCGCATCGTCGTATCCGACTGGGGTGCCGACGGCGTGGATGTGCGCGCGGGCGTCGACCAGAACGTCTCCATGACGCTGCATGTCCTCTACGTGTGATTCGGTAGCGTGGTGGCCGTGTACTAGCCGTAGCCCGCTATGACAGCTTGCCAACCCAGACAAGCTGGTAGTCGAAGTGGAGGCCGATTGATGACTCTGCGTCGGGCCATGCAACGATCTCTACGGAATCGTAGGTTGTCTTGTTGATATAGGCGTCCTTAGCTGACCAACCTCCCGTGCGCCTGGCAATCCCGGCATAAAGACACGACTCGACCCGTCTCGGCAATTCGATGGTCTTTATATTTTCGCCCGCTTTGAGCAGCGTAAACGAGTCCCAAAAAGTGAAGATTGCGCAGTTGTCGGGCAGTTGCAGCATGCTCCAGTGGCCCCCTAGATCGACGGGGGCTACCGAATGCTACGCACGCTCGCCAACGATGTGGATCTGCAGGTAGACGGTGCCGGACGCGGTCGCGCCGTTGCCCCAAAATACAATGTCCATCTCGGTCGGCGTGGAATTGCAGACGTATGGATCACCCTCAATCATCCATCCGTTGTCCCGCTTTGCGACGCAGGCGAAGATGGACGATTTGGCGGTGACGGGCAGTGCCAGAACCTTGTGCTGCTCGCCGCCGCCGGCGACGGAAACGGTAAACTCGCGGAAGGCCTCGAACAGTCCACCTCCCCGGTCGAACAGAAACCAGCCGCCGGTAGGGGACGGGGCTACCGAAGGCTACGCCACGTGAAACACGACTTGGCCGAAGCACGCCTCATTGCTCACAGCCTCTCCCTGGGCATGCACCATAACCTTCCCGTCGGGGTAGGCGGCGAGGTGGACGCCCCTCTTGCCGATGTTGGTTTCGAGCGCGCCCATGCACGTCTTGATGGGGCGCATGCCCTCGGCCAAGTCCCATATCTTGGCGCCTCCCCAGGCGCCGGCGGTGGCGGCGAACCCGTTGAGCGACACAACCACCGTCCCGGCGTTGCGGGTGATGATGAAGCCGTCCACGTCCGTCGGGGCTACCGAAGGCTACGGTAGCGAACCGCGGATAAAAAGATCTACATCCCATGCCGAGTTCGCGCCGAGAAGGGCGAACGAGCCGCGGTGAATCACCACGTTGAAGGAGGAGGTTGTTTTGTTGCCTATCATCAGCTCCACGTCGTATTCCGGCATAAATTCGCTCATCGTCTTGCCGATGCAGAGCGCCGGGAGCACCCGATAGCCCGTATCGGCTGCGGCGAACGGCAGCTGGACGGTCAGCGAGGCTATCTCGGCTTTGCTGCTGCCCGTGGTGACGCGCACCTGCTTATCAGCCTCGAAAACGCCTCCGGGCAGTCTCACGGCTCGCCAGCCGTCGGCCGTCGGGGCTACCGAATCCCACGCTTCTTTAGCCGGGGTTAAAACATCGAACATTTGTATCGGAGTGCCGACCGTTATGCCGTTGAGGGGGATTCGCCACAGGGGCTGCTCGTTAACGAGGGCGGCGCCCTCCAGGATGTCGCCGCGCGTGCATGCGGGATCCGCCGGCGTGCCGGTCGTCGGCGTGCCCTTGATCACCTTCAGCGCAACGCTCTCTATGTTGCCGTTCTTCGCGTCGCACTCGTAGCGGGCCACGATCAGGTCGTTGCGCTTCTGTCCTTGCGTGCCGTTCTGGATGGTGAGATCCACCCCCTCGGCATCAATGAGCCAATGACGCCCTTGCATGAGTCCGTGCCCGCTCGCGACGTGGGCCTTGTTCGCCGTCGTCATCGTGCACGCCAGCCGGTCGTCCAGGTCGAGCACGTACTCGCCCTTGCCGGCGATCGCCGCGTAGAGCGCGCCGTCGTCTGCCGAGTCGACGTGCACGGTGCCCTTCTTGCCCGTTACCAGCTCGATGGCCATGATCATGCCTCCTTCGGGGTCGCGGAGGCCATGAACGCGTTGAACTCGGCGTCCTGGCGCTCGGCGAGGGCGCGGTACTCCTTGTAGCACGCGGCGCACAGCCAGCGCTCGATGGGCGTGCCGTCCGCGCGCACGCGCTGGATCTTGTGCCACTCGCTGGCCTGCGGAGCGGTGTCCTTGAGGTATGCCTGGTCGTTGTCGTGCGCCGGGTCGCGGTCGCAGTCGTAGCTGCTGTAGCCGTCGTCTTTAGCCATGGTCTCTCCTAGCTCTTTCGTGCCCACAGGTACCCGTGGGGCCATTCGCGGCGCTCCCAGACGCCGCCGTACTGCGCCTGGGGGCTTGTCGGTGACTCGGTCCAGTACAGGCTCTGGGGCGGGTAGGCGGCCAGGAACGACGCCGCCCCGCCCTGCTCCGCGCTCAGCGTGCCGTCCGAGGCTACCTTGACCGTCACGCCGTCGGGCTTGACGAGGCCGGCCTTCGTGGCCGTGGCGACGTCGGAGGGCGCCTTGGCGCTCCATGCCGTCTTCTCGGCGTCGGTCGCGAAGCGGTGCGTCGCGTCCTGCGCGATCATCGCGGCGGGGTGGGTTGCAGGGTGTGAGTACTTGGTGTCGGGTGGCACGGTCCACTCGCCGGCGGCGTTAAGGTAGCGGGTCGCGCCTCCGGCCGCCGGCGCCGGTACGAGGCCGGCTTTGCCTGCTGCAGAGCCCGTCGCGCCGGCCATGGGACCGTAGGTCGTGTTGCTGTCGGCGCCCCAGACGGCCGTTCCGTCGGCAGACCAGCGCAGGATCTGCCCGGAGGCCCCGCCGGCGGGGATGTGCCTGCTTCCCGGGGCCGTGGGGTGGGTGTACACCGTGTTCGTGTCCGGGGGCGTCTGCCACGATCCATCGCTGCGCAGGTAGCGGGTTGCCGCGCCTTTCGCAGGGGCTGGCGCGAGCCCGGCGGTGCCGGCCGCCGAGGCCGTGGCGCCCGTCATGATGCCGTAGGTCGTGTTGGTGTCCTTGTAGTACGGCACGCCTCCGATGATCGGCGTCGGCGTGTAGCCGCTCGCGCTCGTCACCGTGCTCGTTGTCTTGACGCCGCCCAGCGCGGCCCCCGCCGTCGGCAGCACGTAGGCGTTCGCGTTCTCGGCTACGCCGTCGAGCTTGGCCTTGTCGGCGGCCGCGAGGAACCCGGCCGTCTTCGCCGTGGCTGTCGTATGTCCGTGCGACGAGCCCGCCGCCCCCACCTCGGCGGCAGTGTATGACGGCTTGCTCGGGGCCTTGGCCCACGCATAGACGTCCGAGGCGGGCAGGCTGGCGGGGAAGTCGGCGATCTGGGCCCTCGTGTGGCCATGGCCCGCGTCGGCCTTGCCCGCCAGCATCGCGTCCGTCTCGGCCTCGGTGTAGTAGCGGCCGTCGTGGCTGTGGTCGGATGGCGGATAGCTGGCGGGCCTGCCGGTCACGTCGCCCCATGCGTGGACGTGGCTGCCCGGCGGGTAGCTCGACGGCTTGCCGGTCACGTCCCCCCAGGGGTGCTTGTGCGCCGATGACGCCTTGCCCGCCAGCATCGCGTCCGTCTCGGCCTCGGTGTAGTAGCGTTCGTCGTGCACGTGCTCCAGCGCGGCCTTGCCGTCCGCGGCTTCCTGGGCCCGTCCGGCGGCCGCCGAAGCGTTGCTGGCGTCTTTGCGCGCCTCCCTGGCCTCGTCCTCGACGGCCGCGAGGTCGGCGAGGCCGACGTCGGCGCTTATGGTGCTGCCTGCGATCGTGATGTTGGCGCCGGCGACGTAGGTGCGGCCCCCGCCGCCGGAGGACTCGGCGGTGGCCGAGAGGGACGAGGTGCGCGCGGCCTCGCCGATCATGTAGCTCTCGCGCGCGCCGTGGCGGTCGACCGTGGCGGCCTTCCCCACGACGGGCGCGCTCACGAAGATGCCGGTCTCGGCGTCGTAGGCGCCCACGACGTCCCCCACGTCGTAGCTGTACCCCTCGGCCACGTCGGCGTCGCAGGTGTCCTCGTTCTGCAGCTCCTCGAGCTTCTTGCGGCCCTCCTCGGCGAGCGTTTCGGCGTCCGCGTTGGTGTAGTCGTACTTCGCCGCCCGCTCGTCCACGCCGAACAGCGTCTGGGTCTGCGACACGTTGCCCTCGGCGTCGGCGAAGAAGTGCACCTCGGCGCGGTCGGTCAGCTCGCCCTCGCCGACGCACACCAGGTGGTTGACCGGCCGGTAGCACTTGGCCATGTCGAAGCCCAGGCGGTCGGTGTCGAGCTCGTCTGCCGCCGACCAGTCCTTGGCGGGCGCGGCCGAGAGCACCGCGCGGTCCCCGTCCCACGAGACCGCGAGCTTGGCGCCGGAGGCGCGCAGGGCGCCGAGGGCGGCCGTGTAGGCGTCGGCGAACCGCACCTGGTGGTCGAGCGTTATGCCGCTGTTGGCGGAGGAGGCCGTGAACAGGTCGCCCAGGCCCACGCGGTGGACGAGCGCGAGCAGCGCGGCGTTCGCCTCCCCGCGGATGCGGTAGTGGGTTCGGCCGGCGTCGGGGCACACGATCTTGCCGGCGAGCAGCCCGTGCCACGTGCGGCCGCGGTACACCGCCCGCTTGCGCCGCGGCCGCTTGGCCTCCACGCCGATCTCGTCCACGATGCCCCCGAACTCCGTGCCCTCCATGTAGACGAGGCTGCGCGGCTCGATGGCGGGGCGCGACGAGAGGGGGCAGGCGAGGGCGAAGCTGTTGCGGGTCGCCGGCCCGTGCTCCATCGCGAGCTCGTAGGCGACGACCACGCCCGCGTCGCGCCAGCGCGCGTCGGTGTAGGTCAGATCGTCCACTTGGGCGCGCTCCTCTCAACGTAGGCGCGGACCTCGAAGCCGAACGAGTTGTCCCATGCGACCGCGTTGTAGCCGGGCGCCACCCGCTCGAAGACATAGCTGCCCGAGCCGCGCGCGCCCCGCTGGCGCAAGGCGTAGGCGTCGGTCGCGTTACCGTCGATGTCGTAGAGCACGACCGACTTCTCGCGGCCGTCGACGACGAGCAGGCCCCCCGCCGGCACGTCGGCGTCCACCCCGTAGCGGTTGGCGCCGATCCACACGTAGGGGGATTTGGCCGGCCCGTACACGGTGATGCGGCAGGCGGCGGGGGAGCGCGCGTCCAGGACGTAGCCCTTGACCGTGCGCCGCGCCGTGTAGTCGTAGGGATAGTCGCAGGGGTAGTCCTTGCCGAGGGCCGGGGCCTGCCCGCTGCGGTCGATCGCGAAGTCCTGCGCCTGCTCGCGCGTCCACACCGGGTCCGGCCGCAGCAGCTGCAGGCGCGCCTCGAAGTAGCGCCCGTCGAACCACCAGGCGTCCTTGCCCTGGGCCGTGCAGAGGCACCGCGTGTACCATTCCCCCGCCCGCAGCCTGCCTAGCCGACCCTCGGCCGCGCCGGCGTCCAGGACGTCCTCCAGGCGGTTGCGCGCCTCGACGCCGGCGGCCTCGGTTGGCGCGTCCACGTACACGGTGAGCGCGGACGTCGTAGGCGCGCGCCGCGCGCCGGAAACCCGGCCGTTGACGAGCTCGCACTCCCATGCAGAGTCCAGGACGTCCAGGTCGCCGAAGCGGTAGACGCTCGTCGGGCCGAACTCCAGCAGCTCGCCGTCCGGGCTCTCGTAGGCCAGGGTCATGTCGGTCAGGTCCATCCCTACCTCGCCATCTCGCGGGCCAGCTCCCGGGCGTTGGCCACGTACGCGTCCACCTCGGCGGGCACGTTCTCGGCGATCGTGCGGCCCAGCGAGGAGCGCAGGGCCTCGATCTCGGCGCGCACCTCGCGCACCTCGCGCGCCACCTCGCGCGAGCCCGCGGCCCCCGCCGCCTGGGCGGCGACCGGCGCGACGGGGGCGGCCATGGCGCGTGTGGACTCGATGCGCGCCGCCTGGACGCTGCCGAGCGGCACGCCGAGGCCGGCCGAGGCCGAGGCCACGTTCGCTCGCAGGATCCCGAGCTGCGCCCCCATGCCCCGCGCGGCCGCGACGGTCGCCTCGCGGGCGGCCTCGACGCTGCGGCGCGCCATGTCGGCGGCAGCGGCGGCGGACCCGCCGGCCTCGTCGGCGATGCCGAGCGCGTAGCCCTCCGTGTAGTAGCGGCCTACCTCGCGCATGACCTTCGACGGCGACGCCTCGTTCAGGGCGCTCCTCGCGGCCGCCACCGAGTCGGCCGCCATCCTCGCGGCGGCGCTCACGGCGAGCGACTGCCCGGCCGCTATGCCCTGGGCCATGCCGGCCGCCATGTTGTAGCCCGCCCACCAGGCGTCGCCGTTGCTGCTCGAAAAGTGGTCTGCGACCTGCTTGCTGGCCGTCCGCGCAGCGGATACCGCGCTGTCCTGGCCGCTGCCGATACCCTGGGCGTAATGCTCGCCGGCCATGCTCCGCCCGGCCTGCTGGGCGTCGCCCGAGGCGCTGGAGAGGTGGTCGGCCGTCTGCTTGCTCGCCGCATCGGCCTCGGCCACGGCCCCGCCAGCCCCGTCGGCCACGCCGTCGGCGTACGACTCGCCGGTGCCGGAGCCGCTCTCGCCGGCAGGGGCCGCGCCGGCGGCGAAGGCGGCGTTCGCCCCGTCCACGGCGGCCGCTGCGGCGGCGCCCGCCCCGTCGGCCGCGATCCCCAGCTCGGCGAGCGCCGCGTCCTTCGCGGCCGCCGACCCGCTCGCCCACGCCTCCGCGAGCTCTGGCAGCTTGCCGGAGGTGTCGTCGAGCAGCGCCTGCACGATGGGGGCGTACTCGACTCCCATGGACGCTATGTAGCGGACGAACTGCGCCTCGCTGTCGCTGCCGGCCCGAGAGTAGAGCGCCGTGATGTTGTCGGCCCAGTTCTTGGTGGCGTCGGCGTTGTGCCGCAGCGTCTCGAGCATCGAGCCGAGCGAGACGTCGGAGGCGTACTCGATCTTCTCGAAGGCGTTGGCGGCGCCCTCGGCGTAGCCGTCGATGGCCGAGGTCAGGTCGTCGGCGGACAGGCCGCAGTCCACGAGCTTCTGCGCGAGCGTGTCGGCGGAGAAGCCGCTGTCCGCGAGCGCGCCGGCGAACACGGGGTTCTCCGCCACGTACTCCCGCAGGGCCTCGGCGGCCTCGCCCACCTTCTCGGCGAGCTCCTCCTTCGCCTTGGCGGCGCGCCAGTCGGCCTCCTCCTGGACCTCGGTCGCCTGGATCTCCACGCCGGCGGCCTCGCCGTACTTCTCCGCGGCCTCGGCGGCCGAGAGCGTGCCCGCCTCGACCTCCCTCACGGCCTTTGCGAGGGCGTCGTGGCGCGCGGCGTTGCGCTCGACCTTGGCGCGCGCCTCCTCCATCTCCCTCGAGTTCTCTGCCTGGGCGTCGGTGAGGTCCCGCACCTTGCGCTCGAGGTCCATCTGGTTCTGGGACGTGTAGACCTGGAGCGGGCCCAGCTTGCCGTAGGCCTGCACGTTGCGCTCCACCTCGTCGTCGAGCTCCGCCTGCGCGGTCGCCAGGTCGTCGGAGATGGCGGCGCCGTCCTGCATGAGGTCCAGGTACGCCTCCATGGCCTGGGCGCCTCGCAGGCGGTCGGCCTCGGCCTTGCCGAGGGCCGATATCGCGTCGGCGGTCAGGTTGACGGAGTCGGTCGCCTCGTCGTAGGCCACCGCCTCGGTGCCGAGCGCCTCGTTCAGGCGCGCTGCCGCAGCCGAGAGCTCGGCCTTCTGCGCAGCGTCGCGGCTCTCCGCGCCCGCGAGCTCTGCCACCCTCGCCGATAGGTTGAGGACCGCGCCCGCCTGCGAGCTCGCCTCGCCCTCGGCCTTTTCGAGCGATCCGATAAGCTGCTCGTGGGACGCGAGCGTGTCGTCGCATTGGGCCATGAACTCGCGCACGGTCTGCCTCGACGCCTCGAAGGAGGCCGTCTCGTCGTCGAGCGCCGCTTTGGCGGCCAGCGCGGCGTCGGAGCTCTCGCCCTGCGTGTAGACCAGGCGGTAGTACTCGCCGGTGAGCCGGTTCACCTCGTCCTTCTGCTCCTGCGAGGCCTCGGTGAGCCGATCCTCGCCGCCCACGAAACCGTCGATCGCGAACGTGGCCGCCCCGAGGGCCGCGGTGAGTCCGACGAACGCGGCGATGGCCACGCCCGCGGGGTTGGCGGCGAGGGCGGCGTTGAGCGGCGCGAGGGCGGCTGCGGCGGCCCTGCTGGCCACGGCCTCGGTGGTGAGCGCTGCCGTATAGGCGGCATGCACGCCGGCGCCGATGCCGGCGGCGGCGCTCGCCGCGGACGTGGCGCCGCTCAAAAAGCCCATGGCCACGGACACGGCCTTGAGCGCGGGGCCGGTGACCGCGATGGCCACGAGCAGGTTGCCGATCATGGCAAGGCGCTCGGTCGGCGTGTCGCGCAGGTAGCGCTTGAACTCGCCGAGGGCGCCGGTGACGTTCTCCCACTTGTGCGTCGACTCGTCCAGGCGCGCGTTGGACCCTACGAGCGCATCCAGCACGCGCCCTATGGCGTCGGTCACGCCGCTAAACACCTTGGCGAGGAGCGGGATGATCTCGGAGATCTCCGTCACGGCGGCCGTGAGCTGGCGGATGCGCTTCTCGGACTCCTCGTAGCCTTCGTCGGTTTCTTTCAGTGTCGGGTTGATGCCAACGAGCGCCAGGCTAAACGAGCGCACGGCGGTGTTGATGGAGTCGAATGCGCCCGTGAGCGTGCCGGCCTTGAGCGAGGCCGCCATGCCGGCCATGGCGTTGGTGGCGCCGTTGACGCCCTCGGTGCCGTCCTCGATGCCGCTCGTGAGCTTGGCGATGGCGTCTGCGGCCGGCACGGCGCCCTCGGAGATCATGGAGCGCATCTCGTCGGTGGACACGCCGTACTGGTTGGCGAGGATCTTGAGCGCCTGCACGCCGTTGTCGGAGAGCGAGTTGATCTCCTCCATCGACACGCGGCCGGAGTTCGACATCTTGGCGAAGGCGTCCGTCACGTTCTTGATGTTCTCGGCCGAGCCGCCGAAGCCCGCCACGGCGTCGGTCGTCGCCTGGAGGATGGCCTTGGTGGTCTCGGCGTCCACGCCCATGCCGACGAGCTTCTTGCCGCACTCCAGAAACGTTTCCTGGGCGTACGTGGAGCCCTTGGCGATGTCGAGCAGCGAGGAGTACAGGGCGCCCGCGGCCTCCTTGCCGCCGAGCATCGACTCGAACACGATCATCGTGGTCTCGTAGAGCTTCGTGAAGTTGACCGCCGTGCGACCGGCGAGGGCGCCGACGGCGACTAGCGGGGCGGTGACGCCGATCGATATGGCCGTGCCCGCGCTGCCCGCGGCCGAGGCCAGCCGGTCGAAGGACCGGGAGAAGCTCGAGTCGAGCGAGGAGGACGCCTTGGCGGTCTCGGCCTTGAGGCCGGCCATCGCGCCGTCGAACGACGACGTGTCCATGCCGATATCGAAGATTACCGCCTCGCCGGCCATGTCCCTCCCAAGCTAGATGTCCAATGTCACCTCCGCCGCCGTGCGCGGGGGGAGGGCGACCGCTTTCTTCTGCGCGTGGAGCAGCTGCCGCCCCTCCCGGCTTCCGCAGTCGGAGAGGTCGCGGGCGCGCACGCCCACCGCCTGCATGGTCTGGGAGGTGTCACCGGGCAGGCCGTCGAAGAGCGCCACGAAGCGCCACCAGTGGATATGGAGCGAGGGATCCGTAATGTCGAGGCCGTAGAACCGCTGGAAGTCGGCCACGAGGCGGCCTGCGTCCGCCTCCCAGTCGAAGACGCGGGGCCCGGGCCGGCGCCGTTTCCCGGCCCTTTTCGGCACGGGCTCGCCGCGGCGGTAGAACCGGATCGCGGCCTCGAAGAGGGCGTCGGCGTCGGCGCCCGCGGGCAGCCCGCCGAAGTAGTTTCCCAGCACGGCGGCGCGGGCGACGGGATCCGCCACCGTGGGGTCATCCAAGATCGCGCCCACGCGCACGCCGCAGTGGTGCGAGGTGTTGATGGGCACGGCCCTGCCTCCGACGTCCACCGCCGAGGGCAGGCCGTGCCCGATGATGCTCACGACCCCTGCGAGGCCAGCATCTCGGCCGAGAGCTGCGCCTCGCCGGGCAGCAGCGCGTCGATCTGCTCCATCATCTGCCGGCCGGGATCCAGCTCGTTCACGAGCCTCATGACGGCCGTGAGCAGCAGCATCGAGTTGAACATGTCGGGCGCCTCGCCCAGCAGCTCTCGGGCCGCCTCGGGCCCGAGCGCGGAGCGGACGAGGCCCGTGCTCTTCTCCGTGAGGTCCCCGTAGTCGTAGCGCGCGTCGGCGAGCCCCCGCGCCCCGATCTCGCGCACGAGCTCCTCGGCCTTGGCCACGAACGCGGGATCCGAGATGGCCACCTGGTAGGAGCCCACTTCCTCGGTCGTGCCGTCGGGCAGCTTCCGCACCACGTCGAGCGTCTCGGTCGTGCTGACCAGCGTTACCTGCATTTGCTTCCTCCTCTTCTCGGTTTCCCTTACCCCTGCGCCGGCGGCGTCGCCGGCTTGGCGGTGAACGTCTTCGTCTTCTCGTCGAACGTGCCCTCGGTCCAGCCGTCGGAGGTCATCGAGAGCGTTCCCTTGGCCTTGAGCGCGCCCTCGGCGTCGCCGTCGATGGGGGAGAGGGTCATGGCGAACGCCGCCTCCTTCGCGGTGCTCGTGCCGTCGGGGAAGCGCCACACGCGAACCACCGAGGTGGGCACGTTGATGTCGTCCTCGTGCTTGACGAGCCACTCCTGCAGCTCCTGGCCCTCCACGATGTCGATGTCCATCTCGATGTTCGTCTTGCGGCCGGTCACGTACTTGGGGTTGGTCTTGTTGCACTTGTACTTCGGCTCGTAGCTCGCGTCGTTGTTCGAGGGGTTGAACCCCTCGTCATCGGTCACGAGCACGTACTTCGGCGCGCCGCTCGCGGCGTCCGCCACGTCGACGTACCACTGGTGGTCGTAGGTGTAGCTGATGGTTCCCATGGTCATCGCCTTTCTCGGGTTCGCTTGAATTCTGTGCTGAACGTCACCTGCCAGGTCTCGTAGTCCTCGGCGGCGTCGCGCATGGTCGGCGTGCCGTCGGCCGCCGTGCCGCGGAACTCGCAGCCCGCCGGCAGGTCGGGCACGGCGTCCTCTATGCGGTCGGTGGCCTCCTGGAGCACCTCGACCGCCCCAACGCGCTGCTCGGTGTCGCGCACGGCCACGCGCAGGTAGAGCGCCCAGCGCTGCACGCCCACCCAGTCGCCGTTCTTGTACCTCTTGCGCACGGGATCGCCCGGCAGCATCTGCACCATGGCCGCCGGCAGCTCGGCCGGCGCCGTCGGGACGATCTCCAGCGTGGTGGGCGCGTCCATGACGCGCTCGGCCATCGTGTAGAGCGCGTCCGCCACCGCCCTGATGCCCTGCTCGTCGCTCACTTCGTCCTCCTCGCTATCGCGTCGGCCTGGCGCTTGGCGATAGCCTGCCAGGCCGTGCCGTTGGCGGCGGTCGACGCCTCGTCCCAGCGGCACGTCGCCTGCGGGTGCATGTCGCGCCGCTTGCCCGGCAGGCCGTCGTGCTGTGCCTGCGCGTAGTTGTTGACCGGCTCGCCGGTCTCGCTGTTGACCGTGTTGCCGTAGACGATGCGGCCCTCCTGCAGGTCCGCCTCGTTGACGAAGGCCGAGGTGGCGAGCGACATCGTGCGCGCCGGCACGTAGGGGTCGGTGTCGGTGCGGATGACGTCGGCCATGAAGGGCAGGAGCTCGTCGTGCATGGCGTCCGCCACGCGCCCCAGGCGGGAGAAGTCGGCCTTCTTGAGCCCCATCAGAACTCCGCCTCCACGTGGTCGACGGACGCGCCCATCCTGATCGCCTCGGCGACCGAGACGGTCAGCGCGCCCTTCGGCGGCTCGGGCGACGTCTGGGCGCCCAGGGCCACCATGTCGCGCGGCCGGAGCGTCCAGCCCGCCGAGCCCGGGGCGAAGTCCGCGGGTGCCGTGTAGCCCGCCGGGGCGATGACGGCCGTCGCGACGGCCGCCGGGCGGTCGCCGCCTGGCGCGCGCACCGTGCCTATCGGGTCGAACACGCGCGCGGCCTCGGTGAGCACGGTGCGCTGCCACGAGACGGCACGGCCCTCGCCGCCCAGGCGGTTGTATACGGTGACGGTATCGGGGTAGAGCAGGCTCATAGCCACCGCCCCCTCTTGAGCGCGCCCGTGCCGCCGAGCCAGCGCCGGATCCCCGCCTCTGCCGTGAGGGAGAACCCGGCGCCTCCGAACTCCTGGCGCACCTTGCCGGCCGTGTAGGAGACGAGCCTTCGCTCCGTGTTGCCTGCGGCGTCGGCCACCGAGCACACCGCCATCTTGACGCGGTCCTCGATGGGCGCGAGGTCGGCGCCCGGCCACAGGGCCCACGACACCTCCGCGAGCGCGTCGGGCAGGGCGGCCCCGAAGGCCGCCTCGCCCATCGTCCCGTGGTAGACGTCCGCGTAGTAGCTGTAGTCGGGCTCTATGTCCTGCAGCAGGCCCTCCACGGCCTAGCCCTGCGCGGGGGTCGCGGCCTTCGGATGCAGCACGCCGGCGGCCTTGGTCTTCTTCAAGGCGCAGCCGCAGACGAACTCGCTGTCGCCGCTCTTGACGGCGCCCGGCGCGCTCCAGTCGGGCAGCGCCACGTTGATGCCGGAGTCGCCCGTGAGCGTGATGCCGTGGAACTCCTCCAGGCCGAAGCAGATGGCGTAGATGTCGTTGGTGGCGAGCGCGCCGTCGCGCAGCTTCTCGATGCGGATGCCGTCCCAGTGCTGCACGCGCTTGCCGGCGTCGTCCATCGTGAGCGACTCCATGCCGATGTAGCGGCAGATGGCGTTCATGACCGTGGCCATGTGAGGCGAGACGGCCAGCACGTCGGGGTCGCGCGTGAGCGAGGCGAGCAGCGTGTCCATCTCCGTGGCGAAAGCGAGCGCCGTCGGCTTGTCGAGCGCCGTGAGGTCCACGGCGCTCGTGAACTCGGTGCTCGAGTCCTTCAGCGCCTTGGCCAGGCCGTCGAAGCCCTTCTCCTCGGTCGCGGTGTCGCCTGCGATCAGCGTTGCGTTGAACTTGCGGATGATGGCGTTCTTCGACTCCGCCACCTTGAGCTCGTAGAGGTCCTCGGCGGCGGTCTTGGCCACACGGTCCATCTCCCACTTGCTCGACAGGATGCCCGGCTTGGTGGTGACGCGCTTGATCTTGACCTCGGAGGCCTTGGGCTCCTCGTTGAGCGAGCGGAACGCGGCGGAGGCGCCGGTCTCGACGCGCTTGTAGGCGTAGACGAGATCGGACGTGCCGTTCGCGGACAGGCAGTCGTCGAACGGCATCATGTTGAGGATGTAGCTGTCGGTGATGAGCTCGTTGATGAAGCCCTGCTTGAGCTTGTCCTGCGAGTTGATGGCGAGTTCCGCCAATGTGGTAGCCATAGATGCTCCTTACTTCTTCAGGGCCGCGAGGCCCTCCTTGATGGTCTTTGCCGGGCCAGTTCCCGGAGACCCTGCGGGCGCTGCGCCCGTCGTCACCGTGGGCACTGCCGCGGCGGCCTTGAACAGGTGGGGGAACTCGGCTTTGATCTTGGCCACGTCCGCGCCCTTGGGCTTGCCGTCGTCGGCCAGCTCCACGCCGTCGAGATCGACGTGCGCCATGGCTCCGACGGTGTCGATGCACTCGGCCGTCAGCAGCGCGCGCTCGACCGCCCAGCGCTTCGCCTCCTCGGCGTGCCTGGCGTTGATCGCGTCGATGTCGGCCTGCGTGTCCGCGACGGCCTGCCTGGCCGCCTCGGGGTCGGCGCCGTCCAGCTTGGCCAGGCGCTCGCCGATGGGCTTGAGCGCCTCCGCCACGATGCGGGCGATCTGCTGCTCCTGGTTCGGCTGGCCCTTGGGGCCGCCCTGCTCGGTCTGCGCTTCCGGTTGCGCCGGCGTCGCGGCCGGCTCGGCTCCGGGCTGCGCTGCCGGAGCGGCCGTGGTCGTGGCTGCCGTTGCTGGTGTCGGTGTCGTTGCGGCCTGCGTCGCTGCTTCTGCTCCCAATTCCTGCTCCTTCGTCGCGTTTGGTACGCGCTTCCCTGCGCGCTTGACGGCGCCCCTCTGCGCTCGGGGCGTGCGGATGCTGCGCCTCTGCGCTCGGCGCTCGCGATGGCTGCATGGTGGGGGAGGTGTCACCGGCGCATGAAAAAGCCGCCCCGTAGGGCGGCTGGTGTACGCTGGTGCGCTAGATCACGGCATCGTCTGGCACGTCGTCGGCCAGGGGCTTGCCGGAGGCGATGGCGGCTTTTACGGCCTCGACGGTCTCCTCGGCGGTCATGTCGACGTTGCTGAACGTCAGCTCGCCGAACACCCGCTCGTACTCGGCGAGGGCGTCCATGGCAAGGTCGCCGTACTTCTCGGGGATGTCGATGCCCTTGGGCTTCACCTGATGGCTCCTATCATCGTCTCGAACATCTTAGCACCTCGGGGGAAATAGCGCGAGAGGGCCGCGTACGCCTCGGCGCTCGTGCTGGCCGCCGAGAACATGTTGGCGAACGCCTCGATGGGCAGGTTGTCCGGGCTGCGCGCCCAATACGCGCGCGAGTGGCCGAAGCCGAGGTGGGCGGCCCCCGAGGAGCAGCCGGACAGGATGTCGGAGAGCTCGACCGTTGCCCTCGGCGGCGCGCCAGCCAGCTCGGCCCTGATCGCCGCCGCTAGCTCCCGATCCTTGCCCGCGCCGAGCCCTCGGCTGGCGAGCAGCTCGCCGTAGTCCCTTAACAGCTCGTCGCCGAACGTGGTGCCGCCCGCCTTGAAACGCGCGCTCGTCCATGTCCCGTTCCCGATCGGGCCGGCCCGAAGCGCGTAGTCGAACAGGTGGCCCGACTCGTGGAACACCGTCCTCGCGTCGCATCCCTTCTTGAGCGTCAGCTTCCCCGTCGCGGGCGTGAAGTACGACCTTGCCGCCTTGGCGTCGGCGATGCGGATGATGGACCTGTTGTCCCGGAATATGCGCGCGCAGTCCTTCCCTGGAGCCGTCGGCGGCGACTTGAGGAACCCGTCGACCCGCCTCTTCAAGGATCTGGGCACTGCGCTGTTGAGAGACGGCGAGTTTTTCGGGCTCCAGGCGGTGCTCCTGAGAGCCCTTGGCTGCGAGTCCACGCCGTAGGCCCGCTCCCTCGCGTACTGGCGCACGAGGCCCTTGTCGGCGCAGTGCGAGCGCAGCGCGGCCTGCTGGCGGCCGAGCACGAGGCGCTTCTGGACGTAGGCCGGCGACTCGAGGCCCAGGCCCGCCTGCTCCATGGCGGAGATCTCGCGCTTGGTCTTGCGCACCCGGCGCTCCAGCTCGCGTTGGCGCTGGGTCGCCTCGTAGTACTCCCGGGCGTCCATGCCGTTGACCTTCTCGGGCAGACCGGGCAGCTTGGAGAGGCCCGGAACGTGGACGCCGAAGTGGTGGCGGCAGTTCGCGCCGCACAGGCCCGTCACGGTGCCGTAGCCGGTTGCGGCGTAGAAGTCGGGGTAGCGCACGCCGCCCACCTCGCAGGCGCCGTCGAGGCAGAACGCCTTGCCCTGCCACTCCTGGTGCTCCTCGCGGGCGCCGAAATGCGCCGTGGTCTGCACGAAGCGGTGCCCGCACGCATCCAGGCGGTCGATCTCCATGCGGCCGGCCGCCTGGTTGACCTGCGTGCGCATGTGGCGCTTGATGGCGACGTCCACCTGGCTGCTGGTCCCGCTGCGGTAGTCCACCGTCTTGACGCCGGCGTCCGCCAGGCGCACGACCGCCTTGTCGATCCAGCCCTTCGGCATGGCCCCTGCCTCGGCGTAGCGGATTCCCTCGGCGGCCACGGCGTACCACGCCTCCTCCGCCTGGCGCGCGAGCGCGACGTTCTGCCGCTCGACCATCTGCCGTATCCCGACGGCGGCCTGCTCGGCCATCATCCGGGCGCGCCTCGTGGCGCCCTCGGGCGAGGCGTGCCGGAAGGCGGCTATGGCCTCGGCGTCGCGCTCGTCGGCTGCGAGGAGCGTCCTCCGCGCCTCTGCCATGACCGTCTCGGAGATCTTCGCGCGGTGCTCCATGAGCAGCGTGTCCACGCGCTCCCGGTTGGCGGCCGCCAACGCGCCAAGGGTGCTGCGCGTCGTCGCGTTGACCACGCCGGCCATGAGGTCGTCGACGAGGGCGGCCGTGAGGCCGGCCACGAACGCCTCCTGCGCGCCGCCCGTGATCTTCGCGGCCAGCTCCTCGATGTCGCGCTCGCCGAGCATCCTACGCCGGCTCCGGCATGGCCTCGGTCACGTCGCCGTGCAGCAGCTTGGCGGCTTCCTCCTTGGTAACGCCGATGGCCGTGGCGATGACGTTGACGGCCTGGCCCTCGGTGAGCTCGCCGCGCTGGTACTGCGCGATGACGCCGAGAAGCGCCTGGGTCTGCGCCCCGTTGAGCGTCTTGCCGGCGATCTCCTGCACCGCCCCCTGGTCGATCGCCCCGCCGGAGGCCCCCTCGCCCGTCCACTCCTTAGCGGTCTCCGCGCTCACGCCGTAGTACGTCTGCGTGTACTTCCAAGCGGGCACGAGGCCGGCGGCGACGTCGGCGCGCATGCGCTCGCGCTCGGTGTCCTCGTCCTGGATGATCGTGTCGCCGAACAGCACGCACGCCTTGCCGGAGACGTCCGGCAGGCCTGCCGCACAGAACCGGTTCGCGAGCGCCACCGCCTTTTCCGCGAGCCGGGAGACCTGCGCCCCCATGGCCTGCTCGTGTTTTTTGGCGTTGCGCATGAGCTCGGCGTTGTCGGCGCCGACTTCCTTGGCCGTCTTGGGGTTGCCTGCCTCGTCGAGCGAGTAGTACCTCATGCCGAAGCCGCAGCGCTTGCCGAGCAGCGCGAGCGCGGTGTCGACGGCCTTGCGGTTGTCCTCCACGCGCAGGCTGGGGTTGTACTCGTAGGGCTTGCGCGGCTCCCCGCCCACGCTCTCGCCCGGCAGCGCCATGAAGAGCTGCTGGTCCCTGGCCCGGGGGACGACCACGGTGCCGTCGGGCGCGGCCTGGAGCATCTCCTCGGGCAGGAACAGCAGCTTCTGCCCGAGGAACACGTCGCGCCAGGCGTTGTCGAAGCTGCCGTCGGCGAGCTTGAGCGCGCCCAGGGCGCCGTCGAACACCGACACGCCGAACGGCCCGCAGTCGCGGTAGGTGTTGTCGATCTCCGGGCTAGCGAGCACGAACAGGGGGCCTTCGATGCCGGTGCGGACCTCGGAGGCGAAGCCGTCCAGCTCCACCCGCTGCCCGTTGCCCTTGAAGTGCGCCGTGCGGATGACGCAGCGGCCCTCCTCGTCGAGCGTGTAGGCCGTCCATTGGGTGTAGGGCCGCCCCTTGTGCATGATCGCGGCGCAGAACGCGGCCTCGGTGCAGCCCTCCGAGGTCCACGACAGGGGCACGGTCGACGGCGCGTCGTAGCGGTGCAGCGTCACGCGCGTGCCGGCGTCCGCCCCGCCGTCCTCCCGCAGCCCGTCGAGGCCGAGGGCGAACCCCTCCGTGCCGAGCCCGAACGCGCGCTCCCAGCTGGAGGCGTCGGCGAACAGCCGCACGTCCTTCGCCCACTGCGCCATCCAGTCACAGGCCGCCTGCAGCCCCTCTTCGGGCTCCTCGCCGTCATCCAGGTCGGTCACGCCCTCCAGGCCGAGCGAGGTGCGGTAGTTGAACAGGATGCCGGCCCAGTCCTCGCACACCATCTTCGCCGGGTTGAAGCTGATGCGCTCGACCTTGAACGTTGTCCCGTTCGGGTCGGTCTCGGCGTACGCGTAGAAGTCCCCCTCCGCGCGGTACCAGCCCCACCACTCGTCCAGCCGGCCCTTGATGGGCACCGCGGCGGTGGGGTAGCCGAGCGAGCGCACCCAGCCGATGCCCGCGTAGCCGTTGGCGCTGTTCTCCATGCTATACCTCTTTCTTGTCCGCGATCAGCGGCGATAGCGCGTATCGCACCGCGTCGATCGCATGGTTGTCCCTGTCGGGGTAGCTCTCGAGCGTCTTGCCGTCCTTGTCCACCTCGTACTCGTATGCCGAGAACTCCTGGTAGGCGAGGGGACAGCGCTTGCGGTCTATGACGATCTTGGCGCGCGTCTGGAGCCATTGGATGCCCTCTTCGACAGAGCCCGGCCATTTGGCCGCGGCGCGGCAGTCGATGTCCTGGGCGCGGTAGCTGGCGACGCTCTTGGGCTCGGCGGCGTCGGCGTACACGCGGTTCCGAGGGGCCCTCGGCAGGTACGTCGGGCTGCCGTCCCGATCCTCGTCGGACAGCCGCGCCTTGATGCGCGATGCCGTCTGCTCGTTCGACAGGCGCAGGCCCCTGTCCTCGTCGAACACGTAGACGGTCTTCGTCTTGCGGTCGTAGGCAACGCGGACGAAGACCCACGGATCGACGGCATAGCCCCAGTCGACGCCGCAGCGCGTCCAGGCGAAACCCTCGACGTCCTCGTCGGTCAGCTCCCTGTCCTCGACGTTGCGGAAAACCTCGCCGTCTGTGCCCACCATCTCGCCGAGGTACTCGTGCCGGTAAGCCTGCTCGTTGATCTCCTTGAGCGCCTCGGCGTCGTCGACGAACGCTCGCCCGAGCCATTCGGGCGGCACGTCGAGGTAGGTGGAGCGGTGGACGATCTTGCCGGGCGCGCCGTCGTCGGCGAACGCGTTGACCCAGCTGTTCTTCGACCGGGGCGGGTTGTAGCTGTAGAAGCGCCAGAAAAGCTCGCCGCCGCGGGTCAGCGACTGGTTGACGCTGCGGATCTCCGCGGCGCCGGAGAACTGGTCGGTCTCCTCGTACCAGACGACGCCGACGTAGCCGAACGGCACCTTGAGCGACTTGGCCTTCTCCTTTTCGTCGAGGCCCAGGAAGCTGATCGTCTGGCCGGTGCGCCGGTGCCTCATCTGCATCGGGGACACCGTGCAGTCCCATTCGTCGGCCTTGCCCATCGCCGAGAGCGCCCACGACATCTGCGCGTACACCGACGTCCTGAGCGTGCGGGCCACTTTGCGGAAAACGACGGCGTGGACGTCAGGATGCCCGGCGAGGATGGCGGGGATGTGCAGCGACACGTCGGAGGACTTCGCCGAGCCGCGCCCTCCTGGGAACACGTAGTCGGTGGCGTCGTGCGCCATGATCGCGCGGTGGACGCCGTTCCACGCACCGGGTATCAGCAGCGCGAAGTCAACGCCGAAGGGTCGCTCGTCGGGTTCCGGGGCATCGATCTCGCGCTCGACGCCGGTGTAGCGGTTGAGGCGGTCGGCGCTGTCCATCACGGCCCTGTACGCCGGGGACTTCTTGACGAAGCCCAGTTGCTCGATCTCCTCGATCGCCTTGTCGTTGACGATTCGCATACGCTCCGTTGCGAGCGCGAGGGTCCAGCGCGCCGCCTCGGCGGCGGCCTTGCGGCCCTCCTCGACGATTAGGGAAATCTGGGGGTGCTTGAGCTTGCGCTGTGCCTCGACGGCAATCGACGCGGGGGACATGCGGGCGCAGCTGTACCCGGCCGCCCTGTAGGCTTCCGAGGGGTTCATACCGGCGACGATCGCGTCGGCGAACGCTTGCTGCTTGGGGTTGAGCTTGTCCTTGGCCATGGCGCCCATCTTGCCCGACGCGTCACATGGGAGCGACCCGCGGGAAGGGAGGGGAGCCGCGGGCCGCCTGAGAGGAGGGTGCCGACATGTTGCCGACTAGGTGCATGGTGGGGGAGGTGTCACCGCCAGGCCGCGGCCAGCCTGTCGCGCGCGACGGCGTAGTAGTGCTCGGTCATCTCGACGCCGACGAACCTGCGGCCCGTCTCGGCGCAGGCGACGCCGCAGCTGCCAGAGCCCATGAAGGGGTCGAGCACCGTGCATCCCTCGGGCGCTATGGCCATGAGGTCCCGCAGGAGGGCGACGGGCTTCTCGGCTATATGCAGGCGCGTTTTCGCCTTGGGGGGGGGTAGGTGTAATTTCCCGGCAGGTACCTCGCACCTGGCAGCGGCCGGCGGTCGATGGGGCCCTTGGTCGCCCATACGGCGAACTCCGCATCGTTGCGGAAACTGTTCGGCTGGGGCCTGGCCGCGGGCTTGACCCAGACGACTATGCCGCGAAAGACGAACCCCGCCGCCTGCACGGCGTCCTGCGTGTTCGCCAGCTGCCGCCAGTCGCTGAACACGACGGCCGAGGACCCCGGCTCGAGGATGCGCAGCGCCTCGCACATCCACAGCGTCGACCAGAGCCTGAAGCTGCGCTCGTCGCGCGCGTCGCCGGCGAACTCCGAGAGCGGTGCCGATCCGCTCTGCTGGTACTTGGTCGACGTGCCGGCTTTTCTGTCCGACCTCGTCGCGCCGCCCGAGCAGTACGGAGGGTCCGCCAGCAGCATGCCGCAGCTTTCGCTCGGTAGCTCGCGCAGCACCTGCAGGCTGTCCCCGCGCGCGATCTCGCATCCGTGCGCCACCTGCTCGAACGCCGTCATCTCCTCCCTCCCGTCCCTCGGCGTATCCAGCCGTCCACGTCCATCACCGGCATCCCGAGGGCGAGCGCAACGGTGTTCTCGAGGCGCGCGCCCCGGCTGCGCTCCCACCCCTCCAGCATCGCCAGCCCGTCGGCCTGCGCCAGGATCGCCATGAGCGTGAGCTTCATGGCCGGCGTCCACGGGGTGCCCGGGTCCACGTCGTCGTGCGGTATCCGGGCAATGCAGCCCGAGGCGCGCAGCGCATGCGCGGCCTCCTCGAACGCGGGGCGGTTGCCGTCGCGCATGCCGGTAACGGGGCCGCTCACGTAGACGACGGGGTGCACGCAGCGGCTCATAGCCCCGCCTCCTTCCGCATGTCGCGTATCGTCTCGCGGATCTCGCACTCGAGGTTCGCTATCGCGCTGTTGATGTCATCCGCCCAGTCGAGCCCTACGGCATCGATGACCTGTTGCTGCAGGTTGTCGAGGTCGATCCAGTCGAATATTCCCTCCAACGCGATGATCTGCTCTTCGGTGCACGGTCCCTCCATGCTCACGCCCTCCACCCTTCTCGTTTCTTGATCCTCTTGACCTCGCACTCGTCGCAGTGCGGCACGTAGCACCTCCGGCACATGCGGCACAGTTTGCCCGTCATCCTGGCCGCGAGCCGCTCGTACCTTGCGGCGGCCTTCGCGGCCTCGGCGTATCCGTCGCAGCTGCAGCCCGGGGTGCCTCCTCCCGCCGCCATCTCAAGCCCCTGTCCCGGGGCACATGTCGCACTCGTCCGGGCATCCGTCGATCCAGGCGTGCTCCAGCGGGCAGTAGACCGGGCAGTCGTCTCTGTCGGCCATGACGGCCAGCCATACCCGGAACTTCGCCTGCTCGTCGGTGCTCTGCCCCGTTCGGATCCCGCACTCCGGGCATTGCAGCCGCGTGTTGCCGCAGCCGTTGAGCGTCCGGTTGCCCTTGATCACGGGCGCGCATCCGCACGCCCTGCACAGGGGCATGTCTTCCAGTTCGAGGTACCTTCCCATGTCATTCTCCTCTCTCTCTCCGCCCCGCAGGGCGTCCATCATCGCGTCCTGCAGCGTGCGCTTGCCCGCCAGGACGTCCATCACCCGCTCGTCCACCGTGCCCTTGGCCACCAGGTGGTGGACGATCGTCGTTTCTTTCTGCCCCTGCCTGTCCAGGCGCGCGTTGGCCTGCAGGTAGGCCTCCAGGCTCCAGGTGAGCCCGAACCAGACGGCGATGTGCCCGCCGTCCTGGAGGTTGAGGCCGTGGCCCGCCTGCTGGGGGTGCGCCAGCAGCAGCGGCACCTCCCCGCGGTTCCACCGCTCCACCAAGTCGCCCGAATGCGCTCCCAGGGCCTTGGAGGCCGGATATGCGGCCCGCAAACGGTCGAGGTCGTGCCGGAAGGCGTAGAACACGAGAACCGGCTGCCCCTGGGCCTCCTCGATGATCCCCGCCAGCGCGTCGAGCTTCGCCCGGTGCACCTCCTGTGCCTCCCCGCCGTCGTCGTACACCGCGCCGTCGGCCCACTGCAGCAGCTTGTTCGCCAGCGCCGCCGCGCTCGCCGCCGTCACCTCCTCGCCCAAGAGCTCGGTCGCCTGGTCGCGCTCGAAGCGCCGGTACTCGGCCATGGCCGCGGGCGGCATCTCCACCTCCACGACGTTGTCCACGCGGCCCGGGAGCTCCAGCTCGTCCTTCGCGCGCATGGACAGCGCCACGTCGCCGATCGCGCGGAAGATCGCGTCCTCGGCGCCCGGCTTCGGCGCCCAGTCGTAGACCACGTGGCCGCTGCGGCGGCCGGGGGAGAAGTAGCGCTCACGGTAGGGCCCGATGTAGCGCCCCAGCCGCTCGCCCCGGTCGACGAGGTGCATCTGGGCCCACAGGTCCATGAGGCCGTTCGGGGCCGGCGTGCCCGTGAGCCCCCATACGCGGCGGATCATCGGACGCACTCGCCGCAGGGCCTTCCAGCGCTTCGCCTGGCGGTTCTTGAAGCTCGACAGCTCGTCCACGATCACGGTGCGGAACGGCCAGCGCGGGCCGTACCGGTCCGTCAGCCACTGAACGTTCTCGCGGTTGACCACGTAGATCTCCGCCGGCCGCCGCAGGGCCGCCTCCCGCTCGGAGGCGCTGCCCAAGACGAGGCTCGCCCGCAGGTGCCGCGTGTGGTCCCACTTGGCGACCTCGGCCGGCCAGACGTGGCGCGCGGTCATCAGCGGGGCGATCACGAGGGCCGGCCACACGTCCTCCCCGACCGTCGCGAGGTCGACGAGCGCCGTGAGCGCGATCAGAGTCTTGCCGAGGCCCATGTCCAGCAGCAGCGCCGCCTCCGGCCTCTCCCGCAGCCAGCCGGCCGCCGTCTCCTGGTAGGGGTGCAGGACGGCCTTCATCGGAGTCCCGCCTTCCGGCGTTCGTACAGGCTCCGGCGGTAATCCGACCGCGCGGCCTTGCAAAGCGCACACCGGCATCCCGCGCTGTAGCACGACGCGGTGCCGTGCGCGGTCCGAGACGTCGTCAGCCGCTTCTCGTGCTCCGGTACCGGCGGTACCGGCTGCAGCTCGCGGTGGATGATCCCCGCGGCGTTGCCGTAGATGATCATCGCTCCCCGCCCCCTCCGAACCTCCAGCGGTTGCGCGCCCAGAACAGCTGCGCGCCGGCCTTGGAGTCGACCACCGTCACCGGGTGGCCCTGGGCCGCGAGCCGCGAGAACACGCGCTGCTGCAGGGGCCGGGGGCGCTTTCCGGGGGCCTTGAGCTCGACGAGGGCGTGCGTCCCGTCGGGGAACAGCACGAGCCTGTCCGGCACGCCGGCGTTGCCGGGGCTCGTGAGCTTGAGCACCTCGGCCCCCAGGCGCCGGCCGTGCTCGGCGAAGGCGCGCTCCACGTCCCGTTCCGTGATATCGTTAGGCATTCGCCGCACCTCCCGCGGAGCCAAAGAACCGAGAACCAAGCATGCCCCAGACCCTATACGCGTGCGCGCGTATTGCGTGTGCGTGTGCGCGATATACACACCTGCACATATATAGATATAGATACTCTGGTTCTTTGGTTCCAGAAATGGCGTTCTTGCTGATCGACGTTGCTTTTTCCGCGGAACCGGGGCGGAACCGGGCGCGGAACCGAAAATCTTGGTTCCCGTCCTTTCCGACCCCGGCAGGTGCGAAACTCCGGTTCTTCGGTTCCCTAGTTCCCATCGTCATGGCTCCTCCTGTAGATCTTCACCTTCCCATAGGCCGTCAGCGTCCTGGTTCCGCCCGTTGGTTCCCATCCGAGCTTGCGGAGGATGGCGGCTATCTGGTAGCTGTCGGCGCGCGTCGGGCGTTCCTTCGGCTGCCGCAGCGCCTCGTGCCACACCTCCATCACCGACACCTCGCATCGCGCCCCGGGCGCCCCTTCGGCGCCGGGAGCCGCCCCGAAGTCCTCGCGGGCCGCCCAGTGCGCCTCCCGGCGCTCCAGCGTCCACGACGCGAAGCCCTCCGGCACGGGCGCGTCCAGGTAGGCCTGCACGATGCCCTCCCGCGGGTCGGTCTCCATAGCCTCGCGCTGGCGCCGGCGCGCCTCGTCCTCCATGCTGCCGTCCAGGTACAGCGGCTCGCCGGCGGCCTCGAGGGCGAGCGCCTCGGCCCACACCTGGGCCACGTAGGCCCCGTCGAGCGCCGAGCGGTCGAGCCCCCGGGCCACCCGCACGGGCCAGAACCGGCGGTTGCCCGTGGCGTCGCGCAGGTAGCCGTCCAGGTTGTTGACGGTGCCCACGATGATGCAGCGGCGCCGGTAGCGCCCGGCGCGGCGGGCGTAGGCCGCCCGGTAGTTGTCCACCGAGGTGGTCAGGAAGCTCTTGAGCCGCTCGATGGACGCCTTGGCCATGCCGTCGAGCTCGGCCACCTCCACGATCCACGCCCCCTGCAGCTTCTCGGCCGCGACCTTGGCGTGCGCTATGTCCTCCAGGGAGAGCGCGTCGGTGAACCACTCGCCCGCGAGCGCCGCCAGGAGGCTCGACTTGCCGAGGCCCTGGGCGCCCTCGAGTATCAGCATGTAGTCGAACTTGCACCCCGGGTGCAGCGCGCGCCTCACGGCGCCGCAGAGCGTCTTGCGCGTGACGGCCCGCACGTATGCGCAGTCCTCGGCCCCCATGAGGTTCACGAGCAGCGCCTCGGCCCGCGGCACCCCGTCCCACTCGGGCAGCGAGGCCAGGTGCTCGCCCAAGGGGTCGTAGGGCGCCGCGTCGGCGAAGTGGGACACGGCGTCGTCCACCTTGGCCTTGTTGACGATGCCGTAGCGGGTCTCGAGGTAGATGCGCAGGTTCGCGTCGTCGCCGTCGCCCCAAAGGCTGCAGCCCCTCGGCAGGCGCCGCCAGGGGAGAGTCTCGCCCACCGCGTAGATGGCGTCGCCCTCCACGTCCCGGCGCAGCCTGCCAGCCAGGCCGGGGTCATGGGCCAGCACCAGCCCGATGTTGCCGGCGCTCGACAGCACGGCCCCGGTACGGGGATCCTTCTCCAGGTCCTTCTTCCAGCTGTCGTCGGCTTCCAGGGGCTCGGCCAGGAAGTCGTCGTGGGCCGAGTCGGCGGCGGCGCGCGCGAGCTCGAGCGAGACGCCCTCCAGGCCCGCCGCCCACTCGCGCATCGCCCTGTTCGACGGAAGCGACGCCACCGGCGTGTCGGGCTTGGCCTCGGCGTCCAGCTCGCCGAAGCGGTGGATCCGCACGAGGTCGTAGGCGTTGCAGAGCTGGCCGCCGGCGGGGTCGGTGGCGTGGTTGGAGTAGAGCCACAGCCCCTCGTAGGCGACCGCGCCCCCGTAGGAGCTGCCGCCCGTGTACGTCCAGCGCCCCTCGCCGCACGGCTCGTAGACGTCGGCCAGGAAGCCCTCGATCGCCTCCTCGACGGAATGGGCGCGGCAGAACGCCCCGACCGTGCCCGCCTTGCCGCGCGGGTCGGGCGCCTTGTCGGCGCGGCTGCGGGCGCCACAGCCCGGGAGGGGCCAGCACGAGGCGTCGCGCCAGTCGGGGTAGAGGGCGAGCCACTCGTCCGGGTCCAGCGGGTCGCCGCCGCACTCCATGAGCTCGTAGGGCGCGTCCATGCTGCGGCTGGGGGCGTACATGAGCCGGGAGGGCTGGTAGGTCGTCGCGTCGAACCGCTCCGCCCCCAGCGTCTCGGCCAGCTTGAGGGCCAGCGGCACGTACTCGTCGGCCGACACCTCGCGGGCGAGCGGCACGACGAGGCGGTGCTTGGGGCTCGCCGCGGTGCTGGAGTGGGTGGGGTACATGAGCGCCCGGGCGCCCACGAGCATGAGGTAGTCGCCCCAGAGCCCGTCGTCGGAGCTGTCGGCGTCGAGCACGACCATGGAGCGGCGCGCGACCGACCCCTGGCGCCGGCGCCCGCCCTCCAGGTAGCCGGCCACGTAGCACGGGCCGTCCTTGGCCGCGTCGCGCTCGGCCTTGGCCATGGCCGCGTACTCCGCGGCCGTCTCGGGCGTGCGGCGGGGCTCGCGCATCCAAGCCGCGAACTCGTCCCATGCCATGCGCTTGTTGCGCCACGCCTTGGCCCTGCGGCCCTGTGCCGTGGCGACGGCGTAGTCCTTCGGCAACGCCCTCACTCCTTCCTGTAGCTCTCGCAGGTATAGCCCTCCGCGCGCAGGGGCAGGCCCGTCGCCCATTCGGGCGCGGTGGCGCCCATGAGGGCGTTGACCCGCCCCAGGCACCAGTCCGCCCGATCGCACGGTACCTCCACTATCACCTCGTCGTGCACGTGGGCCACGATCTCGTAGCCGGCCTCCTCCAGGCGCGCCATGGCCTCGGCCAGAAGGTCGCGGGCGATCGCCTGGGTGACGTTCTCCACGAGCCGGCCTCCGTAGGTCTCGACCTTGAGCGCGCCGGCCCCCTTGCCGGCCGCGCGGTAGCTAAGGCTCCCGTCGGCCGGATCCACGCGCGCCCTGCGGTAGTGCAGGCTGCGCCCGCTGGCCAGGTCGATCGCCAGGCCGTCTATCGACGGGTCGAGCCTGGCCCTCGCGGCGCCGCGCGCGAACTTCTGCGGGCCCTCGCCCGAGAGAGCCGCGTACGCTGCCCGCTCGGCCTCGCCCCAGAGCTGCTTGGTGCGCCTGTTGGCGTTGCGCCACATGCGCACCATCCTCGGCAGCTCCTCCTCGGGGATGCCCATCTTGAGGGCCCCCATGCGCTCGAGCGCCTTGGGGCCTCCCTGGTAGCCGAGGGCGAGCGTGGCCACCTTGCCGCGCTGCCGCAGCTCCTTGTCGACCCGGTCGATGGGCACGCCGAACATGCGGGAGGCCGTGGCCTCGTAGACCCTGCCGTCGCCGCGGAACACGTCGAGCACCCATTCCTCGCCGGCGAGCCAGGCGAGCACGCGCGCCTCGATCGCCGAGAAGTCCGACACGGCGAACACGTGCCCCTCGCGGGGCACGAGGGCCGTGCGTACGAGGGACTTGAGCGTCCCCTGGACGTCGCCGAAGAGCAGGCGCACGAGCCCCGGGTCGCCGTCCTCGCGCACGACGTCGCGGGCGACGTCCAGTGCCGGGCCGTGGATGTCGCCGCGCGGGAGGTTCTGCAGCTGCATGAGGCGGCCGGCCCAGCGGCCCGTGGCCGCCCCGTAGAACTGGAAGCACCCCCGCAGCCGGCCGTCGGACCCGGCGGCCTCCTCGGCCACCGCGTACTTCTTGACCGAGCTCTTGGCGCTCGCCAGGCGCATCTCTATGGCCTCGCGGGCGAGCGGGTCGCAGCCTTCGCGCGCCGCCTCGGCCTCCAGCACCTCGCGCCCGCAGCCCCCGATGGGGCAGCCCCGCCCCTGCAGCCAGCCGAGCAGCTGCGCGGGGGAGTTGGGGTTGGCGAGGCCGGTGAGGGAGGCGAGGCGGCGCTTGGACTCGCGCGCGTCGGCCTCGGCCATGGCGCGGGCCGAGGCCGCGAGGCGGGCGTCCACGCCCACCCCGCGGTCGTTGATGCGCTGGTCCAGCACGTAGAGCGCCTGCTCGCGCTCCGGGATGGGGCCGGGCAGCTTGGACGCCACCTTCATCTCGCAGTCCACGTCCCGGGCGCAGTAGGCCACGAAGCGCTCCCAGTCCCCGCCCTCGAAGGCGACGGGCTTCGCCGTCGCCTTGCTGAACTTGTTGATGAGGCGGGTGCCGGCGGCGTCCTTCTGCGCGTCGACGTTGAGGAACGCCGCCACCTGCTTGAGCCCGCCCTGGACGCCCCAGTAGGCGGCCTGCACCATGGTGCAGCGCCACTGGGACGGGTCCAGGTAGGCGCCCTCGGGCATGCCCAGGAGGCGGCTCAAGCAAACCCGCTCGAAGTTGGCGTTGAAGGCGTGCTTGACGACGCGCGGGTCCGCAAGCGCCGCCGCCAGCCCCAGCGGAAGCTCCTCGCGCGTAAGGTCTGCGACCTGCGCCGGCTCGCCGTCCCAGCTGTAGCCGAACAGCAGCACCCGGAAGTCGGGCGCCGCCGCGTACTTGTACACGCCGACGGAGGGCAGGTCGGCCGAGCTGCGCGTCTCGATGTCGATGGACAGGTGCCTAGAAGCCGAGGAGCTCATCGAAGTCCTCGCCCTCGTCGTCGTCCAGGGCGTCGAAGTCGTCCGCCGCGCGGCTGCGCCCGCCGAGCGACTCGCCGTCGCGCAGGAACTGCACGTTGTTGAGGCCCGCGGACACGCCCTTGTTGCCCGCCGCGTCGTAGGGGAACATGTTCAGGCTCACACGGGCGTAGCAGCCGCTGTACACGCGGGTCGAGTCCTCGATGGCGACGTGCGGGTCGTGGCGCTCCACCACGCCGGGCTTGTTGCGCGAGGAGGCGCGCAGGATCCAGTGCCCCTCGAACTCCTCGCCCTCGTAGGTGGGATCGTCGTCGCCGTCGCGCAGGGGGATGGCGAGGCCCTTCGGCACCTTGCCCTTCCACTTGGTGGCCTTGCCCTTCTCCACCGCGGCCTCGTAGGCCGCCTTGAGCTTCGCGACGGTCGCCTTGTCGGACTTGGGGATCAGCAGCACGCAGCTGTACTTCGCCTCTTGCCCGTCGTCGAACGAGTAGGGCTCGAAGAGGTGCACGTAGCTCAGGCGCACCTCGCCGGTGATCACCTTCGCGGGGTCGTTGGTCGTCATGTCGTTTCCTTTCGTCGTATGGTCGATTCTTCTCTCGATCCTGCGGGGTATCCCCGTCAGGCGCTCCCCGTTGTCGTCGAAGTAGCTCATTCCTCCTCCGCGAAGTCGGCCGCGGCCGCCTCGGCCGGGTCGATGGCCGGGCGCTTGTCGGAGGCGGGCACGAGCGCCGGCTTGCCGGCGGGCTTGTCGACGTAGGCGCCCAGCACCTCGGCGAACCGGGCCTTGCCCAGCAGCTTCTCCAGCTTTCCGATGGGCACGAGCTCGGCGGGCTTCTGGTAGTCCGCCGCGGCGTAGCCCTCGGCGGCGAGCGCGTCCATGGCGGCGCCGGGCTGCACTACCTTGCGGTTCGACCGACCCTCCACGAGCTTGTAGCCCGGGAACGCCACGCCGTGGTCGCGCGCCTGCTCGAGCGCCCACTCCTGCACGTCCTTGGCCCATGCCTCGATGCGGGGGAGCAGCGGCAGCAGCGCCGCCACCTCCTCGACGGACAGCAGCTCCGGCAGGGGCACGGACAGATCCACTTCGTCAGGACCCTCGGGCAGGGAGTCGAGCGAGAAGTCCTCGCACGCCGCCTTGAGGTTGGCCTCGGCGCGCGCCCGGCAGGCCGCCTTCGCGCGGCACCAGCGGCACTGGGACTCGCCGGGGCTGTACTCGCCCTCGCCGGCGTCGGCCAGGCGCGCCCTCGGGGCCACGACCTCCTCCGCCCAGCGCAGCAGCTCGCCGTAGGGCATGGAGTCGGTGGAGGAGGAGCCGAGGCGCGGCTGGACGATCGTCATGCGCACCTCGCCGAACTCGTAGATCATCTGGTACTTGAGCGCCGCGCCCAGGGCGTAGAGGCGCAGCTGGGGGTTGCCCTCGGCCGAGACGGGCACGCCCTTGCCGTACTTGAGGTCGATCACGTGCAGCACGCCCTCGGAGAGCACGGCGACGTCGGCGGTGCCGAAGCCGCCGGGGACGTACTCCGAGTAGTCCACGCGCTGCTCCAGCTCCACCGCCGGGTGCCCGCCCTCCAGGCGCAGGCCCTCGACGATGTTCATAACCTCCGTCGCGTAGTCGTCGACGGCCTCCTCCATCTCCGGCCCCCACCACTCGGTCGCCTTGTGCTTTTTCAACCTCCCCGAGTACTGGCGCCTGGTGATGTGCCCGAGGCGGTAGGACAGCTCCAGCTCCGCGTAGGCGTGGGCCGCCGTGCCCTCGGCGGCGTAGGGGCTGCCCTCGTCGGGCACGCCGGCCGCGAGCTCGAGGCGCGCCGAGGGCGGGCACTCGAGCCAGCGGTGCGCCGAGGAGGCGCCCAGGAGCGCGTGCGCGCCCATCTAGAGCGCCTCGATCTCGGCGAGGACGGCCGGGTACTCGGCCTCGTCGATGCTGCGCAGGTACTTGCTGCCGTGCGCCTCGAACACGGCGAGGACGTCCTTCTGCGCCGCCTTGCCGTCGTTCACGACCTTGCGCGCCGCCGCCGCGACCGTGCCGAAGTCCACCCCGGCGGAGGGGGCCTGCGCCCTCGCAGGCGCGGCCTTCGGCTCCGGGGCGGCCTTCGGCTCCGGGGCGGGCTCGGGCTTCGGCTCCGGTTCCCGCTTCGGCTCCTTTTTCGGAGCCGCCTCGGGCTCGGGCGCCTTGTACGCGCGGGCCTTTTCCGGCGCCGGCACGGCCGGCTGCGCCGGCGCCGCGGCGCCGGCTTGCGCGCCCCCGATGACGGCGCAGACCGTCTGGACGAGCCTCTCGGTCGAGTCCCCTTCGAGCGTCATGGTGATGTTCATGCGGTTTCCTTCCTCTCTTTTCTGTTGCGATCAGGCAACTTGCCACTTTTCACAATTACTTCATAACTTTTCTCGGATTCGTGCCGCGAACCTCGCGCATCCTCTGCAGCCGCTTCTTGGCGGCGTCGTAGGGCAGCTTGAATCGTCGGTACTCCCACTCTTCGAGGTCCAGCAGGTAGGCCGCTTCCGCGCGGTCGCGCTCGAAGCGGCTTACCGGGCAGCTCTCCCGTTTCCGGGGCCTCGGCCCGAGCGACGACGGCCTGGTGCCCCTCTGTGCCTCGCTCTTGTCGTACACCGCGCGTTGCGCCGGCGTCATCTCGGCGAGTTCCTCGGCGCAGGCCGCCTCGCGCCCGGAAAGTTGGTCGCGCATGCGACATACCCTGCACCTTCCGGCCCTGGGGTCGACCCAAGACCGCCAGGCCGCGCATTCGTCGCACCATACGAGTCTCGTCACGTAGCAGCGCAGGGACAGGCCCAGGCGCTTTGCCGCCTGGACGACGGCCCAGTACGAGCACCCGAGGGCGACGGCTATTCGCGTGGCGGGGACGCGCCCCGCCATGTCACGCAGCGTCGCGATCTCCTCGGACGTCCACCTGAATTGCTCCGAGCCCCTGCGCGTCAACGGTACGAGACCCCCTCGCGTGCGTGCCTCCAGCTGCGCACCGCCGGCGAGCGGCCGGTCACGTCCTGGAACCACAGCTGCATCATGGCCACAGCCTGCGGGCAGTCGAGCTCGTGCAGGTACCGGGGATGGATGCGCTCAAGCAGCGCCGGCTCGTCCATGATCAAAAGGCGCGACAGGCACGCCCAGTGACGCACGTCGATGCTGGACGCCGCCAGGATGATCGGGCCCTCTCCGTCCTTGGCGGCGCGGCAGACGTCCTCCAGCAGCTGCGCGTAGTTGGTGCAGGCTGGGTTCCTGCGCGAGGGGCGCTTGGCCCACCGTACGGCGCTCTCGGCTGCCCGCAGCACCTCGCCTGCCATGTCTACCACCACCCTTGCGCCATGCCGTGGGCGGTCAGTACGATCGCCCCGTAGGCGAGCACGAAGGCGGCCACGGCGAAGCAGAGGTCGGCCTTGAACTTGTCAGGGAGCCTCATCGCCGCACCCCCGCCAAGTGGTCTACGAGGGCGGGCTTCGGGATGCGCCAGAGCTTCCCCGCCTTGCTGCCCTGCAGCCTCCCGTCCACGCACATGTCGCGCACGCACTTGGACGTCACGTGCAGCACGCGCGCAACCTGGTCGGGCGTCATCACGGAGTCGTAGGCAGCGAGGTCGGATTCGATCCTCTCCGCCAGCGTCGGTGCTTCCAATGTGGTATCCTTCCTCTCGATGGCGGGCGGAATCTTTCCAGGGATACAGCGCCCGCGATTGTTGGGGCCGCAGCATCACGCTGTGGCCTTTTCTCTTCCGGGTGACGCCTTGGGCATCATCCGGCCATGGGCAAAACGGGCAGATCTCACACGGCGTCTACAGTGGTCTTCATGGATCGCTTCGCCGACATACCCCGGTCGCTTCCCGAGGCCCGCGCCAAGCTGCGCGGGGGCCTGGGCGAGTGCGCCTCATCCATCTGCGCGGCTCCTTGCCGGGTCATTCTTCGGCTGTTCGATTTGGCAAGCTCCGCATTCGCACGGCTTACGGCCGAGCGGAAACGGGTGGCAAAGTCCATGGCCGTGCGGGCAGGCGATTGCCTCCTTGGCGTTCTGCTCACGAAGTTCTTTGAGCTCCTGCTTGGCTTCTGAGACTTCTACGCCGATCAAGAAGCTGAACGTGAGCAGCAGCAGGTGCCATGCGCTTTCCGGCGCTTCGTTAAAGACCTTCGCGGCGACCAGAGCTGCGGCGAAGGGCAATAGAAGCCACCCGAGCACCCGGCAATAAATCAGCGCCTCTCGCTTCATCCGACTACCTCCTTTCTTTGATCCGCGAACTTCTCGTTTCGAATAACCCGGAAGGCGGCAGCGTGCTACGATGCGGTTTGACTAGAGAAAGGGGGTGAGCAGTATGGATATCGAGGTCAAGCAGCAGGCTTATCGAGATGCAGTGGAGCTGGCTATGGCAACGTTTGAAGGGATGACGCCGAACGTTTGCAACGATGGGGTTTGTGAAAGCATGGCAAACTACATCGAATGTCTCTACAAAAAGCTTTGCGAACTAGGTGCCGATTCCGTGTCGGAGAGCGATAGCTAGAGCTTCTTGAGAATGCGGGCCGTTCTGGCAATGCCGTGCAGATCGGCCCCATTCAGGCCGTTGCAGTTATGCAGCGCAGCATCAATCGCTTCGAACATCAGCTTCTTCAGGCGCTTGCGATCCTTCTTCTTCAT